GGGACTGAACTCCTTAGCCCGGCGCATCCCGTAGGCGTCGTTGTCGTCTAACTCCGCATCTGTGGAGAGTGCTGCAAGGGAATCCGCGAACACAGCATTGGGACCATCGCTCTCGGGTTGCCATTCTCGTATGGGTTGGAACACCTGTGGTACGGTGTTGGGTATGCTCTTTTCGGCTTGTTCTGGATGAAAATCAAAAATCCTGGCGAACTCATCATTTAATCTGCCTTCAGGGTCGCGAAATTGAACTCCGCCACCTTTACGCTGCACGGCCCCGGCTAGCTCGCAAAGAAAAGTAGTTTTGCCTGTCCCACTCGGACCGAATATTTCCACCAGAATGCCTACGGGAATACCTCCGCCCCGAACGCGACCGCCCGAGATGGCGAGGTCGAGTAGAGTCGAGCCAGTGGTCACAATCTTGGATGAATCACCTTCATATTCCTTGTTTTCCGTTTCCACAGACTTGTTGGCATGTGCTTTGACCTGATCACCAATATTGGTGTCAGGTTTTTTGGTGCGTTGCATTCTATACTCCGTAAGTTGATTCCATCTGTTCCAGGACTTCCATAATCTTGGGCAACGTGATCTTACGCTTGAAAAGCGTCTGTTTCATTTCATATTCGAACTCATTGAATCGCTTGTGCAAGTCGTCCTGTGATTGCCAACCAGGTTGTCCTCGTTTTTCATCTAACCGCTGCTGCCACTCCCTATACGCCCGACTTGCCAAAATACGAACTATGGAGTCCTCCGGTTCTTCGTTCTCCAACCGTTCGCGTATAGTGGCCCGGATGATGTCAGAGGAAGTAGTGTTGTAATAAAGTGCGAGCAGGCGGACGTAGTCAGCGAGCTGCCGGGGCACGTAGGCCCCGACAAGACTCGCATCCCTACCAACCGACTCCTCCGGGCTTATCCTGAAAGGATCGGTCATTTAGCTATTCTCCTTCGCCTCAATACAATCGTCCCACATGGAGCAGTCGTCGCATTCCTCATACTCCTCGCAGTCCACGCCGAACCGATAGCCGTGGGGGCAACTGTCTTTGGCGATTCCGCCGGTGGATTGTTTTTTGCCCTCATCTTCGCCGCTGGACTCCTCACTCTCGTCAAGCCCAAGGGCTTCAGCGATCTCGTCCACGTCAGTGGAGCAACCCAGCTCCTTGGCGATGGGCTTGAGCTGTTCGGCGGTCAAGTCTTCCAGCTCATCCCGGTCTTCGGACATCTTGACCTTGGATTTGTCTTGTTTCTTGCCGCTGGACTTGCCGCCGTCTTTGGGCTTGCGCTCTCGTAAGGCTGGTTCCTCAGGCTTGGGTTCACTTTTGCCCTCGACCTTCTCTTCAGGTTTACTTTCGCCTTCGACATTCTCTTCAGGCTCGGGTTCGTCCTCCAACTCGTAGAATACGTTGTGCAACTTGTCGTAGTCGAGAATGGTAAGCACGTTATCCAAACTCGGTAGATTCTTGATGTAGTCTTCGCCGTATTGCTTATCCCGCTCGTCAAAGTCGATCCGAGATGTCTTGGCGAAACTGTTCCCAGCGAAGGATTCCTTGCTGAACCTGATCCGCAGGGTCAAGCCTTCATCTAAATCAGGGAACACCCCGTTGTCCTCGTTTTCTTCCAGTTCATCATTGAGCATGACTTGGTAGCAATATTGGGAGATGTCCCAAATGTGAGGCACCGAATCGTAGTTCTTGTTTTTGAGTGGTACTACGTAGTAAAGGTTGCGCAGGCTGACCTTGAGTGCATTCAACTCTTCTTTTTCTGCACTCTCGGACTGACGCTTGGCTCTGAACTCGCAGATGGGACACTTCTTGCCAATAGTGCGGCGGCATACATAGGAATCATTGTTGGCACCGATATTGCGATGTAGTAGAAATGGCTTCTTATACCACTGCGTCTTCGGAACCGCGATCTCGTTCTCGTCGTTGCGGTCCATGTGGTTTTGATCTGTGACTACATAAGGCAACGTATCTAACATCTCCTTGTCACCGGGTGTCTCCTTGAACACATTGACACCCTTAGGCAGATTCAGATGACCATACTGACTGCCCTGAGTCTTTTGGCGATGGGCGTTGGATGTGGTCTTACCCTTGAACTTACTTCCGCCCTTCTTCTTACTCGCCATAAGGCCTCTCCTTCTTCATTTTGCGTTCGTAAATACTGAGCTTTCCCGCCGTCCAGCACCTACTAATAATGTAGGCATAAAACGGCATTCCCATTACAATGATTGCAATAATTAACCACCACATTACTTGTTCCTCTTCATACCTGAGCTAACCTTCTTGTTAGCTTCTTTTTGTTTTTCGCGTTCAGCCTCCTTCTTTTGTCGTTCATTGGACAAATCGCGGGGTGCAGACGGTCCTGCGAAATACATTTGTGCATGTAAGGCCGCAAGATTTTCTAGAGCCTTTCTACGTCCGTAGCTGATTTCCTTCTGGGCGAGTTCAGCCATGTCCGCTTCATGTTGGGCCTCGATTTCCTCCTCCTTAGCCTCCTTGTAGCGGGGATGAGTGCGGTAATAAGCCTCAATATCCGCCGCGTTAGTTTTGCTCTTGCCGACAGTATTGTCCGGATCAGCATTAGCCTCATTGATCAACTCTGACCGCACGGTTTTGGTTTTTTCCTCCGAATGTTTAGCCTGCTTGCGTTTGTCAGCGGCGAGCTGGGCGTATTTAATAGCGATCTTGCTATGTTCCAGCCACTCAACATCCAGTGCTGTTTCGTCTATTTTGATGTCTTCTTCATAATTTAATTCCATAACGCCTCCTTTATTATATTATACAGTAACCGGGTCATTTCCGTTAAGGGTTATTCCCCATTTACCACCGAATAGCAAGCCAATACCAGCTCTGGGAACCCGCTATCATAAAAGTTGTCCACAAACTCCTCCATAATGGCAGCAGCTTGATTATTATCCCCATTCAGCAGCACGTTGGAGCAATACCCCAACACCGCTCGCCGCACGCTCTCTGATTCTTCCCCTGCCTCCTTCAGTCCCTTGAGTATCCGGCTCACCTTCTTCCAAGGTGATCCTTGCATGAGTGCCTGACACAGCTCAATGACTTCACCCTGTGCTCCACTACCACGCTGCGCTATCTCCAATCGCCGATCAGGGTCCGCCGCAATCACTTGATCCAGGATTTGGAGTGCATTGCGGGGCAGACCTTGGGATGCCTCAAATATGGCCTCATAGACTTGCTTGCCTAATGATTCACCTTCAGCCTTAGCCGTCGTGCGCAGGAGTTTCAGGCATTGCTTTTCATTAAGTGGGGCGACCTGGCATTGGAAGCACCTCCCCTTGATGGTGGAGAGGAGTTTTTGCGGATCTGTGGTGCAGAGAATGTAATAGGTTCTAGCGGGTGAATCTTCCAGTGCCTTGAGCAGGGCATTCATTGCATCGTTCGATAGTTTATGAACTTCATCACACAACCAAACTCGACAGGACCCCTCCACCGGTTGGAACATGGAATTGCGGCGCATCTCACGTATGGTCTCGATCCCTCGGAAGTCTGCTGTGTCCACTTCTTGGAAATCCCGGCCTGTGGCTCCGAGAGTATTAGCTACAATCCGAGCTAGGGTGGTTTTGCCACATCCCGTAGGGCCGTGGAACAGATAACTATGGCTTGGGTTCTCTTTGTTTAGCTCGGCCCGGACTGCTTCGACCGCATTCTTATTACCAACCACTTCATCTAGGGACTGAGGACGGTGTTTATGGTATAGGCTCATTTCATTTATCCTTTTGCTTTTTCGATGGCTTCCTCTGCTATGGACCGCTGTATTTCGTCTAATCCTAGCTGATCAACGGCTTCCAGCGCCTCCAAAAGTTTAGGTGCGGCGGCAATGAGCTGGGCATTAGCTTGTTGTGTCTTTTCGGCATCATATCCCGGAATATGTCCAGGATCTATCATAGCACGAAAACAGTTTGTGCTATTCTCGTTGAGTGCATACACACAGCGTCCACTTCGTTGCCACAGTTCTGATGTATGTGCCATGCTATTCCTCCTTATTTTAGCTTTATGGTTCCGTTTTTTTCACGAGTTGTCGAAGCTGATACTGCACTGATCTGAGCTGTTCCTGAAGTTCCCCATTCAGTTCCCTGTGATGTTCATTCAATTCCCGAGCTTTCTTGAGATTTTCCTTGGTTTGAGTGTGCTTGGTGGCTTCTTCTTGTAGGGCATTAGCATACCACTCCATTTCACCGATATACCAATTCATTTTTTCTTTGTAAGTGTCCCGTTCCTCGCGAACAGAATCGAGAAGAAAGTTGAGGTATTGTCGTTCTTGTCCTGTTAAGTTTTCCAACATCATTCCTCCTTTCCCTCAAGATCTAGTTGCAGATTCACGTCACGGATAGCAAATTCCTTGGTTTTGAATCCAAGCGTGGTGATCTCAACTAGATCCACATTTATACTACTTACTGGCACACCTGCCTCATGTCTAATCTCCCGCATCTCTTTGTTGATGGTTTCCATGATCCGAAACTCAACATCGTACTTCATGTCCAGGACTTGCTTGAGAGTCACTCCATCCTTGATTTTAGGTGCGTCTGCGTTGGGGTCTATACAGGAGTTGCCGCAAATGGGACATTCCCAGTGACTGTCAGGATGATGGGTTTTGCAGTTAGCACAATACATAGGGACCTCCTTTATATTTCGGGTGGTTCATACCCTTCTTTCATATTCCAAGAACAATCAATTTTTGTGCAATCCATCTCCACATCGAGCGGAACCACAATCCAGGGCCAAGCCTTGGGTAGCTCCACGCAGGTTACACGCCGGATCGTCCGGGCTACGTGCTCCAGCTCGTCCGGGTGAACATCCAGGATCATGGAGTCATGGATCTGGTTCACCAGTCGACTGTTCCACCCCTCCTCATAGGCAATCTGGTCCACCTTAATGAAAGACCATAGCAAGCAATGGAACGCAGACCCTTGGATCGGATAGTTGATCGCATCATTGCGGGACATGACACCACTGCACCGGAATCCGGTGTGCATGTCGATGTAACCCTGCTTGCGATATTTCTCAATCCATTGATCTTTCCAGTCAGCGTAGACCTTGAAACGTCTTCCCCAAAAATCCTCCTCAATCTTGCGCATGTGTTCGGTAAAGTCCTCCAGGGATTTAATGCCGTTGCGTATGAAGTGACTTGCCACCGTTCCGCCATCCGGCATGGGAAGTCCTTGCCCCTTCTTCCATTTGCCTTCTTTGGACAGCCCACACCATTTAGATGCGATATCTACAGCGTTACGTGCGTGATAATCCCCGTAAAATTGGGGGAAGGTATCC